TGCCTACCGGCTCTGGCGCCTGATCGCCGAGGACGACGTCTTCGACCGACCGCGCCGCTGGCTCCTCCGCCTCGGCGACTGGCGCGACGGCCAGGCCGCGCCGCCGGCCTACCGCGACCGGCTCGCGGAGTTCATCACCTGTCCGTGGTGCCTCGGCTTCTGGCTCGCGGTCGCGTGGTGGGTCGCCTGGCTCGGACTCGAGGAGTGGGCGCTCTTCGCCGCCGTCCCGTTCGCGCTCTCCGCGGTCGTCGCCGGCGCGAACGCCGTCGTCGGCTTCCTGACGGAGTAGCCATTCGTCCGCGAGTGGGGCTATGCTCGGACTCGTGCCCTGTGGCTGCGGCAAGAAGACGTCCCTCCCGGCCTCCGCCTCGAACGGTTCGCCGAGGCCGAGCGCTCTCCGACGCGAAGGCGGCTCGACGTACTGGACGGGCAAGCCCAAGCCTGCGGCCGACAAGTCGTCTAGCTAACCGTGGCCACCCTCCCTCGGCCGCGGCAGGTGCAGGCCTCCGCGAAGCGCATCCCGCGAGCGCAGGTCGCCGCGACGAGCATCGGCCGGCGGAAGACGACCTCGGGCCTGCCGTGGCAGGAGCGCGCCCTCTTCTACTACGACCAGATCGGCGAGCTCCACTTCGCCGCGCAGTTCTATGCTCGGGCGCTCTCGCGCCTGCGCCTGTACGTCGCCTACCGCAACCCTGACGACGGCGCTCTCGATCCCGTCGAGAGCGGCCCCGCCGTCGACCTGCTCGAGCGCGTCCAGGATCCCGGCGGCGGCCGAACGGTCATGCTCTCGACCTACGGGCAGCTCATGTTCGTGACCGGCGAGTGCTACCTCGTCAACCTGCTCGACGAGGACGAGGGCGAGAAGTGGGAGGTGCTCTCGACCGACGAGCTCAAGTACGACGAGACGAGCGGCGTCTACCGCCGGCGGGTCGCTCCCGGCTCCGAGCAGATCGAGTACCGCGCCGCCGAGGACGACGACTTCGAGCCCCTCGATGACGAGGTGATCGTCTACCGCTGCTGGAAGCGGCACCCGCGCTACTCCGCCTGGGCCGACTCGCCGATGCGCGCGAATCTGGACATCGCCGAGGAGCTGATGATGCTCACGCTCGCCGTCCGAGCTCGCGCTCGATCGAGACTCGCGCAGAGCGGCATCCTCTACCTGCCCGAGGAGCTGAGTCCGAAGCCGCTCGGCGTGATCGGCGACGAAGATCCCGAGGCCGATCCCTGGGTGCAGGAACTGACGACGCACTTCATCACGCCTATCGAGGACGAGGGAACCGCGGCCGCCGTCGTCCCGTTCGTGATCCGCGGCCCCGCGCAGATCGCCGGCGTCCCGGCGAAGGACGCGATCTTCCACCTACAGACGCACTCGGCCGAGGAGAGCTACCCCGAGGCGGGCCTGCGGACGGAGGCGATCAAGCGCCTCGCGCTCGGCCTCGACATGCCGCCCGAGGCGCTGCTCGGGATGACCGACGCGAACCACTGGACGGCTTGGCAAGTGCAGGACGCGATCTGGCAATCGCACCTCGCGCCGGTCTCGCAGCAGCTCTGCGACGACCTGACGAGCGTCTACCTCCGCCCCTCTGCCATCGAGCAGGGGCTCGAGCGAGCCGAGGATCTCGTCGTCGCCTACGACGCCTCAGAGCTGCTCACAGACCCGGACAGGGGCAAGGACGCGAACGACCTCTACGACCGCCGCGCCATCGGCAAGAAGGCGCTCCGCGACGCGAAGGGCTTCGACGACGAGGACGCGCCCGACGAGGACGAGCTCGAGGAGATGCTCGCCGTCGCCCTGCGCGACGCCTCGCTGATCGCCGGCCTCCCGGCCGAGGGCGAGGCTCCGGTCGAGGAGGCTCCAGGGCCGCCCGTCGACGAGGAGGAGGGCGACGAGGAGGAGATGCCGCTCGCCGCGTCCGGGATGTCCGCTCGCGTCCTCGGCGCGGCCGAGCTGGCTCTGCACCGCTGCCGCGAGCTCGCCGGCTCCCGGCTCCGCTCGAAGTACCGCGCTCGGCAGGAGATGAAGGTCACCGACGGCTATCCGAACGGCCAGGTGGCGTCTCTGCTCGGGCCGGTCGTGCTCGACCAGCTCGGCGCGGACGCGAACGACCTCGTCAGCGAGGGCGCCGGCGCGTTCCGTACCCTGCTCGTCTCCTGGGGCCACGCCGACCGGGAGGCCGAGGCGCTCGCCTCGATGCTCGAGCTATACGCGGCGCGGACGCTGTTCGACCGCCAGGCTCCGCCCGCTCCTGCGGGCTTCGCCGGCTACCTCCAGCGGAACGGCCGGAAGTGAATCGCGCCGAGCGGTTCAACGCTGCCGTCGAGGCCGCGTTCGAGGCCGCCTTGGAGATGGAGCCGCAGCTCGAGGCGGTCTACGAGCGCGCCGTCCGCCGCGCAGGCGACCGGCTCGCACGAGCCTTCTCCGAGGCGTTCTCCGTCGTTCTCGCGGCCGGCGACTGGACTCCGCCTGAACTCCCCGAGCTAGACCTCGCAGAGCTAGGGCTGGCCCGACAGAGGCGCGAGGAGGCCGCCGGGATACTTGAGGCGCAGCTCGCCGAGCGGATCGCCGGCGCGGGGATCAGCTTCGACGCCGCGCTCTTCTCCGTCTTCTCGCCCGACCTGCTCGAGTCGCTCGCACAGCACGCCGGCGCGAACTTCGACGCGGAGATGCGCCGCGCGGCCGGCTCGGCGATCCACGAGAGCTTCGACGCCGGCCTCTCCGTCCCTGATACGGCGAAGGCGATCCGCCAGTCTGTCCGCGGCACGTCGGCGGCGACGGCGACGATGCTCGCCCGTACCGACCTCGTCGCGCTCGCGAACGGCGGCAGCTACATGGCGGCGCGGCAGGTATTCGAGGGGGCGACGGCGACGAAGCGGTGGCTCTCGACCGGCGACGCCAGGACGCGGCCGACGCACGTCGCGGCGAACGGCCAGGAGGTGCCGCTCGAGCAGCCCTTCCAGGTCGGCGGCTTCCCGCTCCTCTACCCCGGTGATCCGCAGGGCCCGCCGGCGGAGGTCATCCAGTGCCGCTGTACCCTGACCTACGCCGAGCGCGCGGCGGCCTCGCCGAGCGTCCCGCCTGAGCCCGTCGCGCCGCCGCTCCCGCCGCTCGAGCCGTCTCCTACGTTCCGTACGAGGATCGAGCGGAGCTACCGCGAGACATGGGGGCCGGTCGGGGCGCGCGAGAAGAAGATGACGGTCGAGCAGTACGAGGCGGAACTGCTCCGAGGCCTGCGCGCGAAGACGGAGGCCGCCGAGGTGCGCATCCGGACGCCGGCCGAAGTCGCCGAGCAGGTACTCGATGACGGCCGCTTCCGCTCGCAGTTCGAGACGAAGACGTCGCGCGGGATGCTCAGCAGGGGCACTCGCGAGAGTGCCGAGGAGCACCTCTTCGGCTACAAGCCTGACCTCCCCGACGCCGAGCGGCCGATCTACGGGTACCTCTCGACGACCGAGGGCGCGGCGCAGCTCGAGGCGTACGGCGAGGTCGCCTGGACGCTCAAGCCAGCGGTGCGGGCTCGGACGACGTTCACCGCGGACGACTCGCTCGGCTTGGAGACGATCCCTGCGCCGGTCGAAGCGCCGAACGTGCTCGCGATCCCGCGGCCCCGCTACTCGACTGACCCCGAGCGGCTCGACGCGCTCAACCTCGGAGCGCAGAAGGAGTTCAACGAGGCCTGGACGTACTGGGAGGCGCAGATCCACAAGGGCGTCTCGGTCGACGACGTCGAGCGCGTCGACATCTGGGACGGGATGGTTCCCGCCTACGACTACCCCGGCGCTCCGTCGCCGCAGCCGTACGAGTGGGCGGCCAGGCTCCGCGATAAGCTCGTCGAGCGCGGTATCCACGTCGAGATCCACGAGGACACGAGCTTCCGACGCGTCGTTCCTCCAACCCCCCACAGAACCGGAGTGAGCGCATGAAGATCGTCGCGCAACGAGCAGGCGAGTGGTACCTCCTCCATCTACGAGGCGAGGGGCTCGACGCTCGAGGCCGAGTCTTCAACTCTCGGAAGGGCGAGCTCTACCCCGAGGCGAACTTCCAGACGCTGCTAGCGCAGGGCTATTGGGAGCCGGTCGACCTGACCGCCGGCGAGCGAGCCGAGCTGCTCGAGGCGCTCGAGGACGCCGTCCCTCTGACCGCCGCAGGTGCTACTAAGGAGGCGACGATGCCCTACCACGTCGAGAATCGGCACGACGACTGTCCCGACGA